TATGTCTGAACTCTTTAAAAATGTTGGAACGGTTAAAGTTGTAGTTACTTCTCCCATCGCATCATCAGCATCAACTGAATCTAATTTTGCGTAGGCTGTTGTTGTAGCAGCTGCTTTAATATTAGCGTGAAAGTATGCTGCACTTATTGTTTTAAAATTAGCAGCTAAATATTTATACTGATGTTCACAATCAGCATTAATCATCTCACTCTTTCCAGAAAGATAATTTGAACCTCTTATTCCAAATCTTTGTCCTACTGGGAGATAAACTCTCATCTTATCTGTTGTATCTGTTTCTTGAACTATTATTAATCTTGCAGACTTCTGAGTAGCTGTAGCCCCTGCACTTGCAGAAACTCTAACATCTAAAGTAACTACTCCACTATCTAAACTAGAAGAAATATCAGCACTTCTTTTCACTACCGAACCTGTGCTATTAACGGTAGCTATTTGTGTAGTGTTTGTTCTATCATATAATTCTACTGACCATGTAGCACCCTCACCCCCTGTTACTGAACCCGTGGCTTCAAAGTAAGCTTCGACTATATTAGAATATTTAGATCCATCCCATTCTAATAAACATAAAGCTCCATCAGTAGGCACATAAGTAGTTGAAGCTGTTGAATAATTTAAAGCTGTTAAGTTAATAACAGAAGTCCATCTCTTAGGCAAAGCTCCTGTGTAGAAATCTAAAACCTTTGTAGTAGCACTTCCCCAGATTATAAAATTATTTCTATGAACTGTGTCAATTTCTAAATAAATATATCTTCCTGTTTTTGCTGTGGCTAAAACTCTTTCAGTCCATAGTGAAGAACTATCTCCTGTTATGTCTATTGTATCTACAGCCGTTCCCCAAGTTCCTATAGTATCTGAAACATAAATAACAATTTGAGAAGGTAAAGTAGTTCCTGAACCTGCAACTGCTTTAGTTCTAATTTTAGAAATAATTTTAGAACTACCCATATCTAAAGTGAGAGTGTGAGTGTGATTAACTACATGCCACCATTCCCCACTTGCATCTAACATATTAGAAGCTGTATGGCTCCCATCATCTCCACAACTTGCTTGATATTCTGTTGAACTAATATCTTCCCATGCCATTATGCTGTATACTGAACGTATATTGTCCCAATAGGAAAGCCACTAGCTGCGGGAGGTGTTGCATCAGTATTATAAAGAACTTGAGGTGTAAATTGAGTATCAGCACTAGAGTTGTCTTGTGTTAATTGAAGTCCTACTCCAATATCTGCTGCATCATCTTTTAAATAATTTGTAGGAATTTCATCATCAACATATTCTTTATTAACTAAATCTAAATCATTAATTGGTGTTCCTGTCTTCCCTGCACTATGGTCTCCCGAGTGATTAGGTAAAAACATATTAGTTGCTATTGGAGTTTGTTTCTGCACTTTTCCAGATAATTGTTTTATAATTCTCTGTGCCTTTGTCTGTCCCATTAGTCTAGCCCTACTCTTTTCCTATCTGGAATTAAAGACTCTTGAGGAATTAATGCCATATTATATCCTGGTGCTTTAGAAGAATCTGCTGCTGTCCTAGCATCCCAATCTGTCTTAAGTTCTTTATCACCTATTCTGCTCGCACCACCGAAGCCATCTCCTCCAGCCACCTCCTCCGGATAAGCCCAACCATCTCCTGAATTATATAAATTACTTACTTCTGTTGATCCAATGTCAGCATCAAAAATTGCGACTTCATCTATTTTTCCTTCATAGCTTCTTGTATAAAATCCACCGATAAAAGAATTTAATGTAGGAGTTATCATACTTGTTCCAGAATAACTGGCTATAAAAGACCCATCTAAATATGCAGATGGAACTCCTGAACTATCGACAGTTACAGCAATATGGTGCCAGCCAGTTCCAATCGCTGTACTTGTAGGAATCCATCTAACACCTTCAAATAAAATTATTAGATTGTTTCCATAATCAGTCCCATCCATAGAAGTATTCCCAACACCAATAGCAATTCCATCATTATTTGTACCTACATTATTGTTGTCTCCTATTTTTATGAATCCACCATTCTGTGCAGTGTTTGTTATATTTACCCATAATGAAATAGAAAAACTTGTAGTCCCAATTCCATACACAGATGAAAAAGTAATGACATCATTAATTCCATCGAAGTCATAAGCAGTATTTATTTGACCACTAACATTTTGTGTTGCTCCAGTTACTGTTCCATCGTTAGATGCATGAGCATCTAAAGCATCTCCCGAAGATTCATCTAATTTATAATAAGAAATTAAGTTATCAATTAGTGCCATAATATTACATAGAATTAAAGTTTAAATAACTTATGCTGCTATTATTTCTTAACCTTAACTTTTACTTCTTTCTTAACTTCTGGGTATTTTCTAGCAATTCTATCAGTCCAGAACTTCTTTGTTTTTTCATCTGTTGCTTCATCTCTGTATTTAATACAATTTTGTTTTGTCATTATGCTACCGTCCCATTGATAATTCCTTTTCTTATCAAATCTCTAATTAAAGTTCCTAAAACATCAGAGGTAATTCCCAGCGTCGCTGTGTTACAATCAAAAGTATAATCTTCCGTATGGTTGGTTAATTCAAAAGAAGTATCTTGGTCGGTTAAATCTCTTTTACCACCTTGAAGAATATCTACCATTAATTAATTGTATCAGTTAACTTGAAAACAGCATTTGGGTTTGGTCTAATTCCTTCTCCTTCTGCCCATACTCTTACAGTTTTACCTATACCCTCGTCATTTACTATTGCTGAACTCATACCCATAAACTCTTTCCAGATTACGGCTTTACTTGGACTAAAAATAGTTACTGTATCAGTTGGCCTGTTAGGGTCTGAAACTATTTTAACACCCATGAAGCTCATTAACTCTCCACCTGCTACTTTACCACTAGAAAAACTTGGTATACTTGAGCCTTTAACTGTGATTAACCATCTTAACAACCATTTCTTTTCTGCTGGATTCATGTAAGCGATTAAGTCTGAACTATCATAACCTAAGGCTTCAATGTTTTCAATAGCATTTAAGAAGTCATAAATAGGGTCTGCATCTGCATCAACATTCCATCCACTTCCTGTTGCTGCTGCTGTTTGACATCCACTAGCATCTAAGATAGTTAATATTCTAGAATCAATTTTCTTATTTACTGCAATAGCTGCATCCTTAATTATATCTCCCCATACATCTGGGTCACTATCTTTAATATCTTCTAATGTTATCATTGGAGAACTAGCAAAATATTTCTTAACATAACTTGTGCTTCTTGTATAAGAGTTTTCTATAACTACAGGCATTGCTTTTGCTGCTGTTTCAATTAAATCTCCTGTAAGTCCTACAGTAGTTGGTGAAGTTAAATAACCTGCTGTCTTAGAGTACCATCTCATTTCTCTTGCTTTAGTTGATATAACTCTAACATAATTCTTTAAAATAATTCCTACATCTGCAAATCCTTCAACTAACTTAGTAATGTCAATTCCTCTAATTTCTGCCATTGATGCTGTATCTGCCATTATCCAAACAACTCCAATGTTACAAATTGTCCGTCAGTCCCTGTTTCTAATGCTCTACCCCATGCAATACCATTTTCATAGTCTGTTTCTGCTGCGTCAGTAAACTCATTTTTAGCTTCAATACTAGCTAATTTTCCAACAGTTGTTCCAGTTGTTCCACATTCTACTTTAAAAATTCCCTTCCTATAAATTGCTACAGTTGTTCCAACATTTGCTATTTTTTCTTCTGCTACAAAACCACCCATTATATCATTGTTTGAAGAAGTAATTGCTACAGTTAAATTATTAGTTGCTCCTGTGAATGTTACTGCATCTCCTTTCTCAAATGCTGCAGCTTCTGCACAATTAACTCTAATTGGTGCATGTGTTTCGAATAATAATACTGCTGTTGCGTTTGCCATAAACTAATAATAAAAAATAAAGTATTTAAATGTTTCGTTAATCGGTTAACCGATTAACTAAGTTGTTCTTTGCAGAGTTTTAATAGGTTTTCATTGACCTTTATGTTTCTGTGTTCTGTCTTTATTGACTCTGTGCATTTCTCTTGCATCTCTGTCCAGAAACTTTCATCAGTTCCCTCGGCGATTTTAACTCCTAAGTCTTTGTCTTCTATCATTCTATTTTTCCACTCATAACTCTTTCAGAATAATCTTTAGGAGATTCTTCTTTAACTACTGGTTCTTCTCCAGCATCTGCTGTTCCCCCAACCATCTCTCTAGCTTTCATTGCTTCTTTTCTGTCGAGGATTTTTTCTTCCCTCTCACAAACCCTATCTCTCCTTTCAACAATCTCATCTGCTCTGTCAAGTTCCGAAGTTGTTTTCTGCTGAATCCCCTCTCCAGCGTCTTCTGTTGTTCCTTGTTCTTCTGTTTTTTCATCCATGTTAATTACCTCCTTCTACTTGCTGCCTTAAAAATTCTTCTGCTTCTTCGTATCTTCCTTCCCTTATTAGTCTAAAATATTCTGCATCCATTACTCTATTTTTTAAATCTGTAACTCTACTTTCTTCTTTTTCTCTTTCAAATTCTGTGTCTCTTTCTCCACTTTGTGTTTGTTCTAATATGTTTAATTGATTTTTCCATGCATCATTTGATTTTCTTACTGCTTTAAAATAATTTTGTATGTCATTTACTACATTTGCATATGGTACCCAGCTTAAAATCTCATTTTGATTATCCAACATTTCATCTATTGAGGTCGTAAGTTCTCTTGCTGTTTCAACATCCCCATTTGATAGTGCTTTATTTATTGGAAATTGTAACGTTTGTAGTGCTTCTTCTTTAATGAATCCAGCGAAGGGATATGATCCTATTGCACCAATTATAAATGAAGGGTTTGTTACAACCTTTCTAAATAAACTTTTACTTAATGCTTTAGTTTTAGTATTAGCTGGAAAGTTTGCTCCTTTACTTATTATTTTTGAAGTTCCTGAAAATCCTTTTTTCCCTATAACTGCTGCTTTACTTACTTTAGTTGCTACCTTAGTTCCTCCAGCTAAAAACTTTGCTCCTTTAAATGCTCCTGCTGCAAACTTTCCAGCTGCTCCTGTTACTCCTGTTATTACTGCAGTTTTAGCCAAATCTTTAACTCCTTTTTTTGTTAAACTTAATTCTCCTCTTTCATCTTCTTTAAACTCTGCTCCTAGAAATTCTGTCACTTTCTGCAATCCTGGATTTATATTTCTTTCTACAAATCCAGCTGCTCCTGTTTGTTTCTTCTTTTTAGTTCCAACATTTATTGTTGGTCTTCTAGTATCAAATTTCTTTTTTACATCAGTTTTATCTCTTCCAGTTATTTTTCTCCTTTCGTCTAATATCCTTCTTCTTTTTTCTGCTCCTGTTTCTGTCATTTTATTTTAATTTTGTTTTAATTAATAAACTTAAATCTTGTATAACTCTAATTAATTCTTTAGTTGTTTTGCTTCTTTCCATCAATAAGAAAACACATACTGCTATTGGAAAACCTAGTGTTCCGATTAAACTTACTAAACTTGTTTCTATCATTGTCCTTCTCCTGCTGTTGTTTCGCTTGGTTTAATTGCTTGAGGTGCTTCACTTTCTGCTCCGTCTTTTTTCTCATCGCTGAGCATTTCATTTTGAAGACTTGCTGGTATTTCTAATTTAATTATTAAATTTAATTGAGATAAAACTTGCTCCTCTATGTATAGTTGGTCTTCTCTAATTGTTTGCTCGAATGCTAAATATGCTATCTTAACTGCTGCTTCTGTTATTGCTCCAGTTCCTCCGAGGATTATTTTTGGTACTCCACTTGCTAAATAGAATTGGTCATTTAACCACTCTAACCAGGGTAAAGGGTTAAGTGTTGCATTAGGTGCTATGCTTAATACTTCAGGAACTACAACATCTTTAGGGATATACATATTTTCCCCATCAGCATATGCTTTATCCATCTTAGCTTTGAACGATGCTATTTCTGTTGGGTCATCTGTATCTAAATGAAAAATCATTACTGGTTTAAGATGTCTTTGCATTAATTGTTTGACAATGGCTTGTATCTCATTCTTTGCTTTAATTATCCATTCAAGATTTTTAATCATAGAAGTTCCATGTATTTGGTCTGCTACCCTATTTCTTGGTAGATGGAATATTTGTTCCGGTGTAAATTTCTTAGGATTGTTTTTATTTTTACTTGTTTGTTCATATCTTATAATTAATCCTCTCCTGTCTACAATTATCTTCATAACTCCAGGGTCTAGTGGTTTTACATTAATTAGGTTTTCTTCTTCATCTCTAATTATTTCTGCAAAACTATCTCCTCCTATTTCCATTGTTCTTTTTAGATTTTCTAGAATTGTGTTAAATGTGTCTACTCCAAATCCTTTAATTGTATCAAGAAGCATTGTGGTTATTTCATCTGCTTGGAATCCTTTACCAACTGTCCAACGTGCTTTAGCGTCGATAACTGCTCCTAGTTCAGGTATCTCATTGTAGTAACCTAATTGCTGAGACCAGTTTGAATTTATCCAAGTTGTTTCTTTTTGATCTGTAGGCCCATCTGTTTGCTGAGCCCCTACACTATAATCGGTAATAGCACTACTTAGGTCGCTTTCAACTGATGAGTCTATTCTTGTTTCTGTCATTTTATCTCCAAATTGTGTAAGCTATTGTTGCTCCATAAATTTGATCGTTTAAACTTAAACTACTAACTACGAACATATATGTGGATTTTCTATTATCTACATCTGCGTTTGATTGATGTATGGTATTATCTGCACAATTTACAAATGAACTTGCTATGTCTGT